CAGCAAAAATTGAAAGACTGGATACCCGTATCAATGCCAATACGCGCGAGGTGGAGCGAGCCCAAAGAACGCTTGACGCCTTTGACGCGACGCTTGACCGTTACACTTCATTGGGGTTCGTTACTCGTGGTCTTGATGCGCGCAAGGAACAAAAAGAAGAGCGCGAGGCGATGCGTGCTATCATCGACAAAGCAGAAGCGGAAAACGATAAGCTATATGACGAAAGGTCGGAACTATCAGCCGAAGTCCGTGCCTTCGAAGTCGAAGTTGGTCCAATCAAATATATCGCCGATCTCATCTACGAAGATGGACGCGAAAACTTGGAAGAAGCGGTCAGAGCCGTTATCATCATGCTCGTATTGGTTTTTGATCCATTGGCAATTCTCCTCGTTATTGCAGCGAATATGCAACTCAACTATGCCACGGGGAAGCGTATTGACTTCCTCTCCCTCGATGAGATCGTCACTGAAACTGCAGAAGAAATCGTGGAGAGTGCTGACGATAAACCTAAAGTAGATCAAGAAGTCATCGACAAGATTGCATCGGGTGAAACTCTGAATCCAGTCGCTCGCAAAAAAGCACTTGATTGGTTAATTGATAGTAAACGTAAAAAAAGTTCTTGACATTTCTGGGCATATATAGTAATCTAAGAATATGATTACTAAAGGAGTCCATTATGGCACGAGAACCACAACCGTTCGAGCGGAAGAAGGTGCGCAAACGTCGCAAACCTATGACCGAGGAACAAAAAGCAGCCGCTGTCGAGCGTCTGAAAGCAGCTCGTGAAGCGAAAGCTGCTAAAAATCCCAACCAAAAACCTGCTAATGTATGCGATAAAGTTCTAGCATATCCTGACGAATACTATCTATCTTATGTGAAGGTTCGTGAGTGGATCAAAGCTAATCAGGAAAAGTTGAAAGAAGCTCGAGCTGAAGAACGCCGCAATGTAAAAGGCGCGCATGCTGAGGTAAAAAGCCTAGAAGCATACATTCGCAACATGAATAAGTATTTACGTGATGGCGATTGGGCTGACAGTTTTTATGGCGAAGACATGAATAAGTTGATAAAATGGCGTTGCCTTGTTCCTGCTTATGATGAGCACGGCAATATCAAACGTCAACATGGTGTATATTATGATGACCTCGGATATCGCTGGGGCTTCGAAGATGAGTATGAGGATGAAGTATGATTGTTATCGATTATAACCAGACCTTCATCTCCAACTTCATGGCAGAAACACGCGGTCGACCTGATGTTGATATTAACATCGATCTTCTTCGCCATATGATACTTAATCAAATACGTGGTTATCGTAAACGCTTCGGCAATGATTATGGCGAAGTTGTTATTGCTTGTGATAATAGGCGTTATTGGCGTCGCGAAGTTTACCCGTATTACAAAGCTGCTCGTAAGAAGGCACGTGACGCGAGCGGTCATGATTGGTCATCTATCTTTGACGCTTTACATATGATCAGGAATGAACTTGATGAGTTTATGCCCTACCCACTACTAGATATTGAAGGTGCAGAGGCAGATGATGTAATTGGTGCGTTGGCTGAATATAGTCAGACATCTCAAGAGGGTGCGCTGTTCGAAGAAGCAGAACCATTCCTTATCATCTCAGGCGACCATGACTTCCAGCAGCTGCAGAAATATCCTAATGTGAATCAATATTCGCCAATGAAGAAGCGGATGGTTAAGCTGAAAGAGTCACCACAAGAGGTATTGATGGAGCATATCATCACAGGCGATAAGGGTGATGGTGTTCCAAATATCCTGAGTGCTGATGATACATTTGTGACTGATGGTAAACGTCAGAAGCCAATCCGCAAAAATCTGTTAGCTCAATGGAAGAAACAGAAGCCTGAAGATTTCGTTACAGGCGAGATGGCTGCTGGGTATGTTCGGAACAGGCAACTGGTCGACCTTTCTCAAACTCCACAAGACATTAAAGATGCAGTTATAAGTAGTTATGAGCAGCAAAAAGGTAAGAGCCGTGCCCACTTGCTGAATTACTTTGTAAAATATCGGCTGAAAAATATGATGGAAGTCGCGGAGGACTTTTGATGAGCAATCCATTTGGTAAATATGACCCTGCAAAGGGTGAATCTTTTTCCCGTGAAGAATACACTGTATATGAGTGGGTCGGGAAATCATTGATGAAGAAAACATATACTCGTAAATATATCCCAAAATCTAAAGAGGGTTATGTGGATGAATATAAAAGTGAGACTGTATAATGGCTAAAAGATTTAGACAAGCTGATGAAGGGTTTGATTGGGTATTTGAAGCCACTAAAAAAGATGAGCAGATTGCTCGTTTGAAAGAGTGGGCTGGCACTAGTCAGATCGTTGTTCCCCTAGTTCGTTGGGGTGTTGGCGCAGAAAAAGGTGAATGGGGTCTACCAGAAGGTATGCCTGAAACCGTGAAACTCGATAAAGACATTCCTCAAGGTATGGGTCAAACCACGTTGATGGTGGAGTGGCGCAGGGTTCAAACATTCCTCGATCCTGAAGGTAATCTTCGTAATCTACCAGTGTGGAAACAGGAAATGAATTGGGTTCAAATCCTAGAAGGTCTGCATTGGAAAGAAGCTGAACTGCTGACACATGTCAAAGATGGCACGTTGTTGAAGATGTATCCGAAGCTGGAGAAACTGCTGAAGGATCTCGGTATCGAGGAATACAACAAGCCTGTCAAGAAGACACGTAAGAAGAAAGCAACTGCTAAGTCGTAGGTTTGTAGGGGTCGTAAAATCTTCCCCACTGCCAACCTTCTGGTAATTCTTCGGTCACAGGTCGCAGGTGTGGTTGTCCATTAGGCTCTACACACCAACGACGTTTCGGTCTTTCGTATGCTTTTTGTCGTATCTTAGCAATAGTTTCTGGTGAGTGTTTTCTACCATACATCGGATTGAACTCACCTTTACGAGTTCCTTTCATGGTCTTACTTATATTTTCTTTATGAGTATCGGTAAGACCATTTTTATGTGGATGATTATTCAACTTGGCTTGTCTAATACGCTCACGACCTTCAGGTGTATGCCATCCTGTTCTATCCCTGACTCTATCTACAATTGGTTGATCAGTCTTATTTTGCGTGATGACATATTCTCTTACAGCCTCGACTGTAGAGAATTTAATTAACATCTCGCGTGGTTTTGGGACATCTTGTAGATTGTTTTCATCTACTATCCAAAACTCATCTTTAGTTTTGAAGGCGAAAAACCTGCTCGCTCTAGCCATCTATGAACTTCTTACGATACTCGGCTATCCCGTCAAGGAACGGTCTAGTGTTCTTGCCCTTTGCAGAGGCAAGGTGTTTATCGTAAGCAGTTTCAAGAACTGGTTTGAATCGGCGTTGTGCTTTGGTTGACCACTTTGATACATTACGACGCTCACCTTTAGAGGTATATGCTGTCCCCTTTGAACGCTTTCCTTTAGCCATTATCTTCTCAAAAAATTACAAGTTATTGTTATTGTTAGATATTTATAGTAAAAAAGTGCTTGACATTTCTGTCAAATATAGTATAATGAATATATAAGTTGATGAAAGGAAATACTTATGTTTACTGCTGATATCGTAATTGAGTTCGCTAATGGTGCTTTCGGTGGAAAGCAAATCAATGCTCATTCTATGGAACAAGTAATGGATGACGCTGCTTATTTCGTGCGTCAAAAAGTTCTTGAAGGTCGTAATTATCTTGACATTCATGACGATGACCGTTATACTGTTGTTAAACATAGCATAATGGGTTTTGAAAATGCGTAATTTTTACACAGATCTTGAAAAAGCAGTAATGGACACTGTGTGTCTTAATTACAACACCAACATCGGCGAAGTCCTCGACGCCGTGTTTGAACAGTTTGGTGAAAGCAGTATGATCGAGGATATTGTCCGTATGGCTGAAGATATGTATGAGGAGATTAATAATGACTTACAAGAATTCTATGAAGACGAAATATATCTTAACTGATATTGATGGTGTTGTTCTAGATTGGGAAGAAAGTTTCATCGTATGGATGGAACATATGGGTCATAGTCTCGTCAAAGACTATCAATTCAAATATGGCGTAGATAAGCGGTTCGGTATCACGAAACAGGTATCTGATCAGCTTGTTCGGCAGTTTAATGCATCAGCAGCTATCGGGTTCTTACCGCCTCTGCGCGATGCGCAGTATTATATCAAGCTGCTCCATGAGAAACACAAATACAAGTTTATCGCTGTGACGAGCCTATCGCTCGATCCGTATGCTCAGAAACTTCGGAAGCGTAATCTGAATAAATTGTTTGGTAAGAACACATTTGAAGAAGTTATCTGCCTCGATACTGGTGCTGATAAAGATGATATTCTTATCGATCTCAGTCATGAGTATGAAGGTTGTTATTGGATCGAGGATAAAGTTGTCAATGCCCAGTTGGGTGGTGACATCGGGTATGATGCTCTGTTGATGGAGCATGGTCATAATATGAAAGCTAAAGGTGATTTCAAAACCGTAAAGAACTGGGAGGATATTTACAATGAAATCGTGGGAAGTTGAGTTTTTAGATTTTTGTAAAAC